CCAGTAAAAGTGAATTGGAAAGTACATTGGAAACTATCCAAGGTCAATACAAAATTTTATTTAATAAAATATTTGTTTTATACATCGAATCAACTGATGAGTACGTTTGTACTTACAATGTAGATTCAGTTAACATGTCTAACTCACTTTTAGAAAATACTATTCTATTACATAGAAAAAAAGAATCAAACACTTTATATACTATTAACGCTTTAAATGATTTAATTAAATCTTTAAATGGCGGTACTTTAGATACTTCTTACATAATAAATTGGAATGAGTATAAAAACTGTATATTACTTACCCACTCAGGTGATCTAAGAAAATTAGACACTAAGATCTTTAAGATAATCTCTTTGTAAAAACATTTGGCTTCCTGCGAAACCGATGTTATATTTATTATCGCACTTAAATTAGTTTTAACAATAAATCAAAAAAGTTATGAATGTAGACTTGATTAAAAACAAGTTAAATGAATTATCCGCTCCAAAAGGAAGTAATTCAAACAAAAAAGATGAGAAAGCGTTAAGCTTTTGGAAACCTACAATTGGAAAACAATTAGTAAGATTCGTTCCATCAAAACAAAATCCAGAAAACCCATTTACAGAATTATACTTCCATTATGGGATTGGAAAAAGAACAATTATTTCACCATTAAACTTCGGTGAAAAAGATCCGGTTGTTGAATTTTCTAAAGAATTACGTAAAACAAAAGAACCTGAAAACTGGAAATTAGCTAAGAAATTAGAGCCTAAAATGAGAGTTTTTGCACCTGTTATTGTAAGAGGTGAAGAAGATAAAGGTGTTCGTTTATGGGAATTTGGTAAGGAAGTTTATCAATCATTATTATCATTAGCTGCTGATGAAGAAGTAGGTGATTTCACTGACATCTTAGAAGGTAGAGACATGAAAATCGAAACTGTAGGACCTGACTCAACAGGAACAACTTACAACAAATCAAAAGTATTACCAGCATTAAAAACATCAACTTTATCTGATGACAATAATGAAGTAGAAAAATGGTTAGGTACTCAACCAGAACCAATCAGTTTCTATAAAAAATATGAATTTGATGAAATTAAAGGATTCTTAGCTGAATGGTTAAACCCAGAAGCAGAAGCTGAAGAAGAAACACAAAAACCTGAACCACATGCTGGTGATGATTTCTTAAGTGGTCCTGCAATGGATTTTGAACCAACAGGTAATGTTAATTTAGAAGAATCTAAAAAACCAATTGCTAATAAAGCATTTGCTACCCCTAAAAAAGAAACATTTGCCGCTGAAGAATTTGACGATTTATTCAAAGATTAATTATGGCTACTAAAAAAACAGAAAGCCTTTCCGGTAAAGTCGGAAAGGCCATTACTGGCACCTTCTCACTTGATAAGTTTAAAAAAGGTAAAAATCTAGGACAAAGTTCATCTAACTTTAAACCTCAAGCATGGATTAATTTTACAGAACCTGTAAAAGAAATGTTAGAGATGCCTGGTATTCCTAAAGGACATATCACTTTAGTTAGAGGTCATAGTAATACAGGTAAAACTACCTTATTAATTGAAGCCGCTATTGAAGCTCAAAAGACTCAAGTACTACCAGTTATTATCATTACTGAGATGAAACATAGTTGGGAACATTGGTCAGCAATGGGATTTGATTTAGGTGAAACAGTTGATGAAGAAGGAAATAAAGAATATAATGGTTTCTTTTTATACGCTGATAGAGAATCTTTACAATGTATTGAAGATGTAGCCGCATTTATGGCAGATTTATTAGATGAACAAAAGAAAGGTAATTTACCTTATGATTTGTTATTCTTATGGGATTCAATCGGATCAATTCCATGTAGAATGAGTATTGAGAAAAACTCAAACTCACCAATGTGGAACGCAGGTGCAATGTCTCAACAATTTGCTAACTTTATTAATCAGAGAGTGATTATGTCTCGTAAAGAGTCACAATCTTATACTAACACAATGCTTTGTGTAAACAAAGTGTGGGTAGAACCAGCTTTAATGCCAATGGCTCAACCTAAATTAAGAAATAAAGGTGGTGATAGTATGTTTTTTGATTCTTCATTCATTATTACTTTTGGTAATATAACTAGTCCTGGTACTCAAAAAGTAAAAGCTACTAAAAACGGTAAGGAAATTGAATTTGCTCTTAAAACTAAAGTTTCTTGTGATAAAAATCACGTAACTGGAGTTACAGCTAAAGGAACTATTGTAAGTACTGCTCACGGGTTTATTAAAAATTCACCTAACGAGATAAACAAATATAAAAAAGAACACTCTAAAAATTGGGCAAGTATCTTAGGAAGTGATGATTTTGATATCGTAGAAGAAGAAAATCTTGATTTCTTAGGAGTAGACACATCAGAAATTTAATTATGAATTATAAAGATCTTTTAAATAATATACAAGAAGATACTAACAGCGAAGCCCTACATTTAAATAGTAGGGTTTTGTTAGTTGATAGTATGAACACGTTCATGAGATCGTTTGCTGTTATTAACAGTATGAATACTCAAGGTACACATGTTGGTGGTATGATTGGTTTTTTAAGATCATTAGCTTATGTTGTAAATTTAATTCAACCTACAAGAGTAATATGTGTATTTGATGGTGAAGGTAATACAACCAATAGAAAAAATTTATACTCTGATTACAAAGGTAATAGAAAATTAAAACGTATTACTAATTGGTCTTCATTTGATGATTTAGCTGATGAATCTGCTTCAATGTCTCAACAAATGTTAAGATTAATTGATTACTTACATCAACTGCCTGTAAACATCATAACTCGTGACAAATTAGAAGCCGATGATATAATCGGTTATTTAGCTCCTAAATTTGATTCATCTGTTATAATGTCAGCTGATCAAGATTTCTTACAATTATGTAGTGATAGTGTTCAAGTATACTCTCCTATTAAAAAGAAATTTTATGGTCCTAAAGAGGTATATGATGAGTATGGATTATGGCCTCAAAACTTTATTAACTACAAAGTACTAATGGGTGACACTTCAGATAACTTACCTGGAGTAAAAGGATTAGGTCCTAAAAAATTATATAAATTATTTCCTGAATTAGCTGGAGATAAAACTGTAACCTTAGATGAAATTATTCAAAAAGGTTATGACAAAAATGAAGAGAACGGAATTTATGGAAATGTATGGAATTTTAGAAAACAATTAAAACTTAATGAACAATTAATGTCTCTAGAAGACCCAAACATTCCAGATTACGATATAGAAGTATTAGAAGAATTATTGGTAGATGAACCACATGACTTAAATCAAGCTAGATTTTTACAGTTACATAGTTCTGATCTATTAGAGAGACAAATTTCCCCTAACGTAGAGTTTTGGATCCAGAATAATTTTTTATATCTTACAAAGTATAAACACAAATAAAAGTTATATAAATGGTTGCATTTGCTCGTCTAAAAGATTATGGCCCAACATTTCAAGTTAAGGTTATAAGTTCTTTATTAAAAAACAAAACATTTTTACTCAACGTAAGAGACATTACAGATGAAGCCCATTTTGAACATCCTGGTATTAAATGGATTTTAACAGAAACATTAAAATACTTTGATAAGTTTCACACAACACCAACACTTGATACTTTAAAAATTGAGGTTAAAAAAATTGACAATGACGTTTTACAGACTGCTGTAAAAGAACAATTAAAATTAATTTACACTACTCAATATGATGATCAAGAATATGTTGAGGAAGAATTTGCTAATTTCTGTAAAAACCAATTACTAAAAAATGCATTACTTGATTCAGTAGATTTATTAAAAAGTGGTCACTATGATGATATCAGATTATTAATTGATAATGCTTTAAAAGCAGGTTCTGATAAAAACTTAGGTCATGAGTATATTAAAGATATTGAAGATAGATATCGTTCAGAAAGTAGAAAAACAGTTCCATCACCATGGCCTTTAATTAATGATTTACTCCAAGGTGGATTAGGTAATGGAGATTTTGGTTTAATATTTGGTGGTCCTGGAGGAGGAAAATCATGGGCATTAGTTGCCTTAGGAGCATTTGCTGCTAATTTAGGTTATAAAGTAATACATTACACATTAGAATTAGGTGAAGCTTATGTTGGTAAAAGATATGACGCTTTTTATACCAATATTAGTGTTAGTGAAGTAAGTTTTAATAAAGAAAAAGTAATTGATGCTTTAAAAGACATGGAAGACAATGTCATTATTAAAGAATTTGCACCTAAAGTAGCATCACTAACCACTATTAAATCACACATTCAGAAAACAAAAGATTTAGGTTTTAAACCAGATTTAATTTTAATTGATTATGTTGATTTATTAAAAGCTCCATCTAAAAGAAATAGAGACAGAAAAGAAGAAATTGATGATCTTTATTATGGTACTAAAGGATTAGCTAAAGAATTAGATTTACCAATTTGGTCTGTATCACAAGTAAATAGAGCAGGTGCTAAAGATGAAGTAGTAGAAGGGGATAAAGCAGCTGGT